CTATTTAATACTAAGATGCGAAGACCTACAGATACGGCTATAAACAGTACATTCCATAAATCTTTAGGTGATGCCGAATTTGCCAAAGTACCTAAACCGTTCCTAGATACAGACTTTATTGGAAATGGATTAGGTAGTGCCGCTTTATCTGACAATCTTTCAAGTGGTGATACAAGTTATGAATCTAAAAATGGATTTGCTGAATTATATAGAACCCATATAATAGATTCTGGGGCTATAGGCGATAGCACGTATAAAATATCTAAAAAATTGATAGTTGGATTTGCTAGTCAAAATTCGTGGTTTAGTAGAGTTAGTTCGAGACTACCACATATATCGGCATTTGCTGAAGATAAAATATATACTAGATTATCTGATGGGTCTACACCCAAAGATACTGGACTATGGGCTGATGAATGTGATATTGCTAGTATTGGCTGGTATATTGGTCAGTACTCTTTCCCAGAATTTATATCAGTAAATAGTAAACCATCTGGTAGAAATGCTGTGTTTGTTAGAAGTATTCATGCTATAGACCAAAATGATTATTTTGAATGGAGTGCGGGAACTACACCATCATTACCAGTTACAGAAATTAAAACCGTTGAAGGATTTTTAGATGGTACTATTGTTGTTGCATGTGCAAATACTGGATTATGGAAAATAGAGCGAACTATTGGTGAAGCCGCTAACTTGGCTACAATTACCCATATTACACCAACTGGATTAGTAGATAACACAAAATGTCAAGCATTTTGTACTAACTCACCTAGCCATACTGGATTGCATGGTACTAAATGGTGGGCGCTATTCAGTACCGAATTAGCGTATTCAGAGGATCAAGGTGCAACTTGGACAGTATTAAATGCGGGAACATCACCCCAGTTTATATTAACTGATTTAGCCGATGCCGATGCATACAATAGGCTAATTGGAATGCATGTTGATGCTGTTCACGTTGACGAACGCATGTGCTTTTTGTCGTCTAATATACCATTCGATGATGATGGTACATTTAACTCGGCGGGAACATCCACTAGATATGCTAGTTGTTATTGGTGGTCGGTAGGTGGTTCAACTACAACCTCAGATCAATTACTAACTAATGCTAATGTAAGTGCCGGACAATATTTCATGTATCCATTGCATGGAAATAATTGCGTCCATACGATACTTGGAACAGACCAATGGGTAGTGGTAAATACTCTGTGTGAATTTCGAAGTTCATCGGTAGCAGTGAGGTCAATGGTGTCTGGTTCTAATCCAGCGTGTATGAAATACGATGATGATTTAGGGCAATATCTATACTACGTAAGATCACAATATTCTTATTCTTCAAATTTGTTTGAATCGTATCGGAATGGACTAACGTTAAATAACATCGAAGGTTATTTAGATGGTCAACCAATGAACGTGAAAATATTTAGCGCCGGTGAAAACAACGGTTCATCAAACCTAAATGTTAGTTGTAATTTCATACATCTAGGCGCCGGCTTGACCATGATTAGATCAGATAAGGCTTTTTATGGAGGTTCACCTTCATACTATGCTGAAAGTAGTTATGTGGATGGGATATATATTGTGGACCATAGTGTTGGTGATCCAACCGGTCTAGGTAATAATGACGGATATATCAGCGGTGGTGAAGGTGCATGGGAATATTATGGTTGGAATGGTACAAATTGGGTAAAGGATTTCAATGGTACTAAACCCACCCATACAACTAATGATTTAACGGTAAGTGGATTGTCTATACAATTTGAGGAATTAGCGGGTAGTGAGGGTAGCGCAACAAATTTTGTAGCTGATGATGTATACGATACATATGTTTTTGATGGTATTGTTAAAGATGATACTACTGAATTTACTACTGAATTTACATCTATGTATGGACCTGGCGCTAAAGGAACTGGTACATTCCCATCAAGTGTACCTAATCCAATTGGTGTAACTACAATGCCATTTGCGTTTGAATCTCATTTACAAGAAGACACTATATCTAACTGTAAATTTACAATGGAAATTGATTATATCGGACAGTTTTCACCTTACAATACACCTAAAACTGGCTCACCAGATGGATTAATTATAGGTGCGGATCTAGATGGAGACTTTTCAATTAAATTCGGTATGAGTTGTAATTATTACGCTTATAATATGCCAACTAATTTAGCATCGGCTTATCATGCGTTCTTTGGACTTAGTACTAAATCTTCAATAGACCCATTATCGGCTAATGTGCCAGATTTTGGTGTGTTTATTCAATATAATAATGACAATCCAGATTTGGCTAAGTTAAGAATGATAACATTAAGTACGGAAACGACTTACGACATTACCGATTTTGACCCAATTAACGATGAATATGAGTTTGTTAGAGTTGGTAGTACATTAGAATTAAAGAGAAATGGCGATCTGGTAATTGAGTATGGGACTAATATTTCTGGTGTCTTAAAGGGTACTATGACTAGCAAAAGCGATTATTTCAGTTTAAATATTTGGGATGCAACGGTGACATTTGATGATATTAGGCATGTGGTTAAAGTTGGGGATGGTAGTACCACTGGGGCATTTGACCCAAATTTTGCAAAGTTATCATATGAATACTTTGCGGGTTCTGGTAATGGTGAAATATTTCTCGATGGTGTAAAGGCTGATATATTACCAGCCGATGGTGTAAGTTTACCAACGGCTGGAAGTGTATACGTATGTCGCGGTACTGGTGAGTTATCTTTTAATTCGGCTGATGTAGGTAAGGCAATAACAGCCAACTGGTTGATAATTCCAAAAGTTAACGATTCAAGAATATAAATAAATGGTGGTGTAAAAGCCACCGCAATTAAGAGGGTAATCTTATGACAGCAAAACCGTTTAAAGGTAGAAAGGGATTCGATTCAAATAATGAACGAATTCAAAATGTAGGAAACGCAAAAGAAGATTCGGATGCAGTTGTTCTTTCACAAATGAAAGAATATGTCAACAATAAATTTTCAAATGTAGATAAACCTAAAGAAAATACGGCGGTTAAATCAAGTTCAACTTTGGTAGCTGGAATTGTATTATGTACTAATACTGAATCAGCTACGCATAGTTTAGTTGAGGGTGATGAATTTGTTATTACCAATACGCTTGCAAAATCGGACGTTAGCCTAACATCCAGATTAGGCATTATTAATCCATTTTTGGATAATAGTGAAATAGTTGGAAAGAATTGGGATAAGTTGGATATACCTAATCATGCATATACGGTTAATAGCGCACAAGGGCATTTACTATATAGCAGACAGGATCAAGTATTATATGGTCTGGGCGCATCTTCATTAAACCCAATTTTAAAAGAAAGTATTCAGGATTTTGCCGTTAATTCATCTGGCAATACACTGGTATATGTTCAAAATAATAAATTATATAAGACCGATATACAATGTGATCAGACTGATTGTATTTTATTGGATGATTGCTCATTGGTCGATATCATTGGTAATTCAATTGCAACATTAAATAATCAACGCGAAATTCACTATTCTAATAATTCCGGTGATTCATTTAAAAAGATGAATAAACTGATACCAGCAACAAAACTCATAGCAACGCACCTAGAACCATGTATATACGTTGGTAAGCAAATTCAATACGGTGGTAAGGTAGTAACCGTTAAAGGTACTGTAAAATGTCCTGTGGCAACCTCAAGGGGTGTTATATTCATATCTGACGAACAAACAAAGGGTTCTATATATTTACTTAATCAAAATGGAATGTCCTTAGTAAAAGAATACACTGGCTACTTTCAATCATTTGACGCAAATTACGATTTAACAAAGCTTGCATTGTTAACCAGAGGTAGTTTATCCGTATCATCTAAGCTAGGATTTTGGAATGATTATAAAACTGATATGGTAGCAGAAAATCTTTCATTAACAAATGACGGCGAATCATTACTGGCGGTTGGATCTGGTAGTGTGTGGATATCAAAATTTGATGCGAATAACTCGAATACCAAATTGAATGGGTTTACAATGAAACCTAAATCCACTATTCATATAGTTAAGTCATTGGATTATGCTTGTTATGTAGTTGTTAACGAAACATGTGAATTATTACCGGATGTTGAAAAAATATTAACAGTGACCGATGTGTGGGTAGCTGATGGTGAAAGTGAAGTTATTTTCCCAGAACAGGATATTAATGTACATTTACCCGCTGAACCAAAAGATAATTTTAGATTTAGTGTGTCGGTTATATTGTGCGAATATCAAGGAACTGTTACACTTAAAGGGTCTGGATTGACATTTAATAATGTCGAATATGGAAATATTCCAATATTCCGTGATGAACCTGACGGTATATATAAATCATATGATGATGAAACTTGGGAACTAGTTGAAGATTATGATTATGATGAATTTGTAAAGGTTGAAGAGTTTACATTATCTCACGGTGAAACTTACAAATTCATCTACATTAAGTCAAAAGGTGGTTGGTACACTTACTGACCATCCAATGGGTGACTTTCGATATATTTAATTAAAGAGTTTGAATAGACAATCCTAGCTACGTCTAGTCTGGATTGTTCCATTTTAATCTCTTTAATTTTCATATCAATAAATGTAATTTGTTCTAAATAATCACGCACGATAGGATCTTCTATATAACCCCTTTCTATTTCCTTTCCGTTAATTTCTATCATCGGTCCTCCTAGTGTAGTACTTCATCATAGAATATTTCTATATCTTGATTGTTAAATTTCATTAGCACGAATGCTCTTGCTGTTGAATCGGCAATCGAGCCACCGTATCCAATATATGCCACATTATCCAACGTAGTTATCGTAGAAGCGACATAATTCTTAGTATATGATATATCAACCTTCATATCTTCTTCAATGACGATATATGGGATTAAATTTGTTGTTACGTAATTTGTACTGTTCACTACAGCGAATAATTCCGTTCCTACATAACAGTTGCTTATATTAGTATCAGTGTATTTTATCTTAGGAAAACAGTTTAATCCTTTAGCAACTAGGTAATTCAGGTGTCCGTCTAATAATTTGTCTAACATATTCGGTTCGATTTTCATATATGCGCTATATCCATTTCTAAAACATCAACAACTCGGTTTCTGTCATATTTGTTTAATCTCTTTATCATCATTCGGTAATTCATAAGTGTAATCTTTTTATCTGATATGGTCCTAAACCCAAGTTGATTTAACACTCTAACAAATGCGCGCTGGTTATCTACTAATTCATCAAATCCAAATTTATAAAGAATTGATGCGGTAGCTGATATATCTAATAATAATTCCATTCTTGTCATTTAAAGTCCTGTAATATTTAGCATGTGATAATGTCTTTTTGTATAAGGTTGGCAATACGATTCCCAAAAAACTAAAAAGTCCATATCTCGCTTAGAAAGTAATACAGTATCGTTTGCCTTATCACATAGATTAAGTATATCTATTTGAGACTTAGAGTATATCATCGTATTCATAAATTTTGGCTCATTCTTCAAAATTTTGAAATGTATTGGGAATTCTTTTACGAATGTAGATTCAGTGGATGAAAATATATTCGTAGCCAATGGATTATAAATACTCCAAAAATTATCTACATTTACAAGTACATTTGGTCTTAGAAAATACTTCTTATACGGATTTATCTTTATATGTTTTTTTAAGATTATTTCCAATATTTCTTGAGTACACTTATACTGAATTGCGTATTGAACAATTGCATGTTCTACTCGTTTTATTTTTACATTATATAACGTCATAATATTTACTCAGGTTAATTCTATCGAAATTTGACCATTATGATGTTTGAATGAGCATCCGGTAACATAGTTACCGTTACTAATTAAATCATAATCTTTAATTATTTCAGATATCGCTCTATTAATGTCAAATTCTAATTGACTTAGTACTATAGCATCATTAATATCTATTGGCGCATTTTCAACATAGTCACCTAAATGTTTCCACATGATTGATCTAACGGCTATAAATTGGCGCATACGTTCTGGGTGAATTCTTTGATTTTGCAATTTATCTCCTATATATTTTATTAGTATTTACAATACATGAAAAAGGTTGCGATTGCAACCCATGTTTAATTTAATTTCAGATAATGCAACCGATTATGATTGCTTTATCTGATTGCAACCGATTATGATTGCCTATGTATAGATAACTAGAATATTCGTAGCCACCATCGTTCCTGATTCCTTAAAAGTACCAGATGGTAATTCATAAATATTATAATCAAATGTATTTAGCCACTCTCTGAATGCCACTTGCTTCTTTTGTGTTCCTGTACGCCATGAATTAGATGATATAGACACCAAAATGCCACTCTCAGCCATTAACGATTGCATATGCTTAACATGGTCAATGTCTTGATTATTAGTGAATGGTGGGTTAGCAATGACCTTATTGAAAGTGCCACCAAAATCATTATTAGTTAAGGTTAAAAAGTCTTTGTTAAATACCTTATACCCTTTATCGTTTAATATCTTGCAATTTTCTGGCATAAGTTCAACTATTTGCAAGGTAGATACCCTTGGTATACATTCAACGATAGCGCCTTGCCCCGCACTGGGTTCTAAAACATAATCACCAGAATCAATTTCGGCAAGTTCAACTAATCTTTCGGCAATTGGTTTAGGTGTAGGAAAATATTGAAATTTCTTTTTATCGTCAATAACCCCACCACCAGTTAACCGCGCTTTAATACTTTCAATTCCGTCAGAAAATACAAAGCCATTTTTTACATATTTTCCACCCGCCTTGATCAGTGTCTTTTTTACCATTGCGTAGTTCTTAAATATCTCATTAGACGGTAGCTCTAACCGATTACCATTTATTTCCATTTTACTAATATTTACTTGTAAATCATTCATGATTTATCATCCTCAAATTTTTGATTGTCTTTCGAATTTTTGATTGTCTTTCGAATTTTTAATAATAACCCATTCATGATAGCGCCTTTTTTAATTCAGGATTATCGGTAGCTAAATCAACGACATCACCAAAATACGATTCAAATACACAAACTAAATTGATATAATTACTAGATATCATTTTATCATGCACTTCCGCATAATCAATTTTCCTTATAGAGCATAGCTGTTTAGCAAAACCAAGTAATGCGTAAGCATCCCCTTTTTCAGCATCTAAGTCTATATAGATACTAGTATTTTTTTCTACTAACATATGTAATCCTTACGCGACAATCCAGCCGCGACCTTGTTTAGTTAATTTACCTACAGCGACAAACTTTTCAGTTTCATATTCGTCATAGACACCATTGAATCTCTTACCAACAATATCGGTAGGAATTTTATAAACTGTTTGACCTTCTAAATCTGAAGTCGATTCACCCAACTGTTCTACAAAATACTTTGGAGTCTCGTAAAGGTATTCAAAGTAATCTTTACGTCTACCGATGTATTGAATAGTTTTTTTGACTTCTAATTGCCAAGGTGAACATTCGGCATTGTCATAATCGCAGACGTAGCTAGAACATAAATCTTCAGTGTAGATAGTTGATGCAACGAAGGTTGATAAATTGACCGGAGCTTTAACGCCGCCAATTTTAACATTGATTTTCTTAGCAACAATACCGTAAAGATGGTTACTCATAATATATTCCTCAAAATTGAAAATGGATTTTCTTACCCGACATAGATAGTATAGGGCAATATGAACTTTGTTGCAAGGGTTATTTATCTATTTCTTGAATCTAATTGCCATGCCAATAATAAAGACTAATACAATAATAAATAGATATATGGGTTTCGGTTCTGGTACTATAACCAGATCCGATTCATCATAGGGTAGATTTAAGGTGTCATAACAATCGGAAAATGCTTTCATATATTCCAATTCTTCTTCATTCGGATTTTTTGAGTATATAGGTGCATTTTCTATTGTACAATTTAGCGGCTCTATTAGGACCACACTTTTATTAACAATTTCAAGGTCAACGACTTTATTACCACAACAACATCGATAAAGTATTATTATAATAATAATTATAGATACCATCGTTGTCAATTTGTAAAAAGTGTCAAATTTTTTGTTCATTGTGGTGTAGTCCTTATTATGTTCTATTTATACTAATTCAAAACGCTCTGCCATTTCAGCCGCCGATGTTAATTTTTCAAACGGCTTATAAATTTCTTTAAATGCGAACTTATCACTATTTGGATCATGAATACATATAAATGTGTATATTAGTCCTGTAGCAAGTCTTCGAACTTTAAACGGTCTGTACATTGGAATTTTATTAAACATTTTCTGGATATCCTATAAATACTTTTAAAATCAGTGTTTCTTCTTCGGATTCAATACTACGAATAATGGCTTCTCGAAGACCGCCAGTTCTAGGAAATATATTAAATCTAAACGTATAAGTTTTATGGAGATTATTATGCAAATACTCAAATATGCGCCTAAGTCCAGTAGAGTCATATACACTATTATCATCATCTAAACCACCGCAAATACTAATATGTCTTTCAGCTAATGTAGATAACAAAGAATCTATACATTTAAAGGTAGGATTCATCATTACTGATGTCCACTGATCATAAATAGCTTTAAATTGCTGTAGATCGACATCTTTTAACATTGACATTGATTCTGTACACATATTACCACTATACTCAGCATGGCTAGTACCACCATGAACCAATCTTAATGGGAATAATTTTAAATCTGTAATCATGATCCTACACTCTCAGCATCTTGAAATTGCTTTAAATCAATCATAATATATTTTTCTCTACTAGTTAATTTCAGTACTTACAATAACAGACCATATCAACTAATGCAACCTTTTTCTATTAATTGCATTGTAATATTGATTAAATTTGTCAGATATTTGGTCCATCTGGTCAATTTCACCATTAAAGTCTGGGAATACTCTCCATTCCTCTTCAGGTAAAAGTAGTGGATTTTTTTCTCTTAGGATTTCACAAACTAATAATATAACTAAATCAGCTTCTCGTTTTGTATTAGTTGAATATACAGATATGTCGGCACTATTAAGAACCTGTTCGCCTTTAGCTCTCGATGTTAACGTACCATCAAAAGATATATTTATTAAAACTTCACGATCCAAGTATTCAGTATTCATAATTTGTGCCTATTTTACAGTAAGCCATTTTGATGAATGATCATCGTTATTAGTTATTATTCATCAAAATGTGAATGGGTTTTATATAATCACTAATAACGGTGATTATATTTGTAATTTTACTTCCTTAAATTAGCTATCCACTATGCACCGTCTATAGCCTTAAATGGGCTTAAATTAACAACGAATGGAGCAGAAAACTGTTGACGGAAAAACTACGCTCTAAGCGTAGCTTGACCAATGTTTAGGACGACCATCCCACTTTCTCGCTGTTTCAAAAGATGAAAGTTTAGCACCGTATATTCCGTACTGCTTGGTATATTCGCCGCCGATGAATTGATCTTTTATCGGCGTATTAGTGCCAGCCATTGAATAATCGTATTTCTTATCTGATGCAATCTCTCTGAATTTGACAGATTTTTTACCAACTAATTCAGTTATTTGATAAAAGTCAGACTGAGTTTGATCATATCCCCATGAACTATGCAAAATATCACCAACTTCAACATCACGCTTGAATCCATTTACCACAGCTTTTCTAGCTTCAGCTTCATCCGATTCAGCTTGCTGTATTGAGATAAATCTATCAACCGCTTCTTGACGCTGTTCAGGAGTCAGATAGCGATAAAATGAATATGGCTTTTTCTTAGAACCAATGTAAGTCTTAGCAAGGTAATTAACTGTACCAGCCTTAGTAGTCTGTTCGAAAATGTAAACAACGGCTCTACAACTTGCTACGGTTGATATAACAGCAACCTCAGTAGCAACTTCTGGAATGTAACGCTCTAGTCTTAAATCAGTCATAATATATTCCTCAAAGAGATTAAAAAGGGGTCTTAATTAACCCAACACAATTAGTATACGGTAGGTTGATAGGTAATGCAAGATTTATTTTCATTTATTTACGGTTTATAGTTCTAGCCCATATTCTTTACCGGCTTGTATTAGAACCGAACGATGATGATGTTTGTCACATTCGTCCCATAATTTTTGAATTCGCGCGCGTATTACTTCATCGGATTCAGTTATCAGTTCAACTGTAACCCTATACTTCAATATCAATAATCGACCATTAAAACATAATTTCCAATATTTCTAAATGTTTCTATGTCAAATAATGTTTTCATAGCTTTGACCAATCATATTCAGAATCCGATAATTCCGCTTCGTCAGACTTATACTTAGACGATAGTTGAACCTTACCCTCGTTTGTAGTTTCTACGTCAAATAGTATTTTCATAAATCTTGATGCGGCTTCATTTCCAATTTCATGTTTGCGCTTTGTCGATATTTTATCAATGTGTTCAAATGAATCATATACAGCCATTGCAATATTACAATGCCAACCGTGGGCATAGCTACCAAGGGCGCTTGGATCATCTGCAATCATTGCATCTTTTATATTTTGAAATGACTCTGGAACTTTACTAAATCTTGACATTATCTTCTCCAAATTTTATTTTTAATATTCATACAACATTACCAGTCCACATAGAAGGATCTATCTTATAACCACTATAGTAATAAACCGTACTACGTCTTTGGGTTCTATTATGTCTAATTTTACCCATAAAAACTCGATTACCATTTACTTCATACAAATATTTAACAGATGAACTAATGTTACCAACCTTTTTTACAGAGTATGTAGCATTACCATCACCACCTAAATTGCGGCATACTCTTTGCCAACCGCGATTATGATTGTTACCACTACTAGGTAGTAAATAGTTAACAATGTGCGCCATTTCGTGCGCGATAGTGTTATTTATTACATGGTCACGCTGTTCATCCGTACCGTTAATTGCATTTATGTTTAAGTTTATTTCTAGTTTAGGTAATCCTTTTGGAAACGCCATAGTAGCAAGCCCCGCACTCGTTCCAACTAATGTGGTTTTTAATTTTAGTAAACCGCAATTAATACCATATATTTTTTCAGCTAGTACTTTTACTTCATTAAACTTCGCTTGTACTTCTACATCAATCATAATATAAACCTCAAATCTAAAAAAGGGAAAACTCAAACAACACAGACATAGTAACTCATAATTATTTAAGATACAACTAGTTTTTTAAGTCAGATATAAATTGCATTCTTGGCGTTTGCTTTTTCCAGTACAATAGTAATTCCTGTAATCTAGCTAATTCAAATTCTAACTTTTTAAGTTCATCGGTAGACATATGGTATATGTTCATCGACATTAAATTTGATACAAAATCTTTTCCGTATTTTTCCGTAATGTATTTTTCTAACTCAGATTTGGTAACTTTGGTGTATTCGATGTTTCCTGAAATGTTTTCTGTGATCCATCTAACCCTATTAGCCGCAAAATCGATTAATTTCTTGGTAGCTAAAATACTAGACTTAATTCTAGTATCTAATATAACCATTTTAAAATTGATGAAATAATTAACTAAATCTTCTGGACAATCAAACAATTTAAATTTACCGTTTTCATCCAGAACAGATAGACTTTCGGTTATCTTTTTTTCTAATCTAAACATTTTTACAACGTTTGTATCATTCCATTTTAGGTTTCGTTTTAGCTTGATTGTAAAATTGAATCCGTTTTCATCACACTGATCAATATACGATACTAACTTGCCGTCTTCTTCCAGCTTATCTAATAGTATGATGTACTTTTCTCTATCAAATCCAATTGGAACTTCGGTGATTTTTAGTGAGTATCCAGTTAACTTGTGAATTCCTTTCATGGTAACTACTGTACCATCCCTAGTAACCTCACCTCTAAATTGTGGAAATGTTGGCACAAGTGGGGTTAGGGCTTTTTCAGATAAAATTTCAGCACAGCATCGTTTAATGTCTCTTAGTGAGTACGGTAAAATTTTGGTAGCAAATCCAGTGGCGATACCTTCCATACCATTTAACAATACAGTCGGTATAGTTGGTAAATACCACAATGGGACTTTTTGCTCTGGATCTGGGTTTTCTGGTAATATATCAAAGTCTTTATACAAATCCGTAAAGTTTTGATGAATTTTGGCATATACGTATCTTGATGCCGCCGATTGATTTACTAGCCTAGAACCAAAATTACCTCTCCCTTGCAAAAATGGTACATTGTTGGACCAATTTGCCGCTAGTAGTTTACACGCATCTTGAGCTGAAACTTCGCCGTGATTATATCCTAATGACGAAACTGACCCACCTATCGCCGCAACCTTATTAAATTCCGTCTTAGCGGTCTTGAGTGCCATTGTCATGACATAACGATGCACTGGCTTAAATCCATCAATTAAAGACGGTAGCGCGCGATTCTGTAGCGTATACATAGCATATTCTAGTGCTTCATTGTCTACGATACTGGTTACTGTTCTTGAAGTTTCCAAAATCTTATCCTTATACTTACGATAAAACCATTAGCCCTAATTTAGCGGCTAATGGTTAGTTTGTCAACCTTAAAAGTTATAGTCGTAAAACTCGCGTCTACCTAGTGTTACATCATTGTAACGGTTAGAAACATGTTGAGCGCCGACATTTCTCCAACTACCGTCTTTGCGTCTTGTGAACTTAACAGTCGATGCTTCTGGATTTGGTGCGTATGAATACTCTTGAGCATTCTGAGTACTACAGTGAGCCGAGAAACCACCAACATGAAACTTTAAGGCTTCTGGGTTAAGTAATGTTGCGGTGTCGTATTGAACAGTGATTGACTTAGCTGTTCTTGAGATAATTGTTCCAGCGTGTGAATCTGAATAACCATGCTCTGAAACACCATCACCAACTTTAGCATCGTCAATTGGATTATAAAGTCTACGACATTCAGCTTTAGCGGCTCTGGATGATTCATAGTAATCACGAATTTCGGTATAAGAAGGTTTTGGGCGAACATTCTCTGGAATTGAAAAGTCATGTAATTTCTTGATACCTAACTCACTTTCTGCAAAGTCGTACCAAGCTGAATCACCACCTTTAAGAATTGGGTAAGCTTTTTTTGCAATGGCTGTAGTGATTGTAACTGAATTTGTGTTTGACATAATATAAACCTCAATAATATAAATGGACTTGCTTCGTAACCAACAAACATATAGTAACGCCTATCGACATTGGAGTCAATAGGCTTTTTCAGTTATTTTAAATTATTTTTTACCTCTATATCTACCGTTTTTAATAGTTACCATCGTTCTCTTAGTATTATTATAAGTCACAATGTGCGATTGACTCCAACTACCCATACCTACATTGTATCCAAGGTCAAGTTTCGCCGTTACCCCCGCAATATAAACCCCATCTTTTATCCCAGCTGAGTGTTGATGTCCAATATTGTATCGAATACCAGCCGTTCTATATCCTTGTGTACCACCTCTAGCACCATTATTACCAGTATGACCGTGATATCCACATTCAATACCGTTTTCGCCGCCGATTATAAGAGATTCATCTAATCTCAAGAATTTAACACCCTCAATATTTTCGGTATTTAACTTAGTCATTGTTTCGAATATACAGAAATTGCCGTCTTTACTTTTAACAGCTTTAACTAAGGCTAATTGACATTCTAGTAAGAATTGTGCATTAATTGGATCATCCCACCAGTTGCACTCAACCGCCCATTTCTGTAAAGCCGCATCATGATTAGAATTAACAACAACTTGTTGACAAAAATCTCTATGAGTATATTTCAGTAGAGCGCCGCACTGCTTTAATCCAAAATCAACTTCCTCAGTCTTATCTACTTGCATCTTTATTTTGAATAATGGATTTTTTCTATTATGATGATTTCGTACTTTGAAGTCAATAATATCATGGAAAAAAGAATATTTTGGTTTTAGGTCGTCCAGCATATTATTAGATTCAACCGAATATGGTAATTTATCTTCACCATCCATACCAATACCAAATGAAACTCTTCCTACAATATTATCCAGTTTCTCAATATGAATATCGCCCCAGTTAATAGCTAACGCCCCAGTAGACTTTCTAGTCATTGTTGGTTCGTAATAATGGTCCAAATCATAAAATTCACCAGTGGCACTTTCAGCAATTAACTGTCTAGCGAACCAAGTACCATCTGGATCGACTTCTACTATTGTTGCACCATAAATGTGATTATGTGCGCCTTTTTGACCAGCTTTCTTTTGAATGTAGTTTGATTGGGTGATCGATCCGGTAGTATAAATCATTTTTGTATCAGCATGTTTAGCACTGGGTACAGATTCTAATTGAACCTTAGCATGAGGAATTATACAACTATCTTTTCCGGTGTAATTATTCAATCCTGAAATTGGATTTACAGCCGTTGGTAAAATATTTAATTCACCGCACCATATTAATCCATCAGTTAAGATAATTGGTTCATCTAAAATATAATCTCGAATTTTGGGATCATACCATAGATCTTCATCTTCTTTATTTTGGAATCCATTCATATTGTACTTATAGCTACCTACAATAATTTCGGCGTTTCTATGTTTAGCGCATTGCTTTAGGCTTTCCCAAAATTTAGAATGGATGTGTGTGTTATTTTGTGCGGAGGTAAAAATGAATACTTTTTTATCAGTAATTGAGCTAATTAAAGCCCTGTGAACTATTGCGTCAGTTACTTTACCGCCAGCTGTAGGTTTACTATCGTATTGTTCCCAAAATTCAGTGTAAGTATTTTTAGCTAAAAAATTGTTTATTGTAGTTTTACCACAATCATATATTTCTGCGATTTGACGAGAACTAAGATCATCCTGTTCACTCAACCTAATAATCTCAATTAAATCATCATCGTTAAATATCATATAACATCCTTTATGGTAATTTATCTAAAGTATTTAGTTACTTAGATACAACTTCTATAATCTTCATTCTACTTGTTAATATAACATTGGCTGGTGAATGTACCTTTTCCCAACATTCTTCACCAATTTCTACTTTCACAATTACAAGATTGTTTAATCTTTTCGTGAATCTACTTAGATATTCCTCACACTCTTCAAGTGTTGGCAATACGTGAAATCCTGAACGATATGTGGTTTTACTTGTACCGTCTTTGGCATTTAATCTTATTTGAGCATCCAGCCAAACACCTACAGAAAAGTGTCTTGTACCATCCGTACCATGAAATAATGATCTTAAACCGTTATCATAAGTTTCTACTATCTTATATGCAATCAATGTCTAGTCCTCAAAAAATTTATTATTGTTCATTAACTTGGTAATTAGAAAGGAAAATATGGCTAGAACTAGTAGCATTAGACCAAATATCACTTTTGATGCATAACTTGGGTCATAACTTGGGTCAATTTCAGTCGATGCCCCAATGAATGCAAATGCGAGTATTACACCAAATGAAAATATAAATACAAACATTGCTAATGTAAATTGTAATTGTGTAAACATAATATACCTTTTTAATTGATGTAACCACCAGTTTAACATTAAAAATGGTGGCTTGTCAAATTAATCTTTGTCAAAGTATTGAGAATATCTAGTATCATTAGGTAAATCTTCTCGAATAACCTCAACCTCAACATCCGATGTTACGTCTTTGATAACGGCTTCAGTCATATCAAATTTTCCCAAATCGGGAAAAATTACACTACCCTTATACGGTTGGAAAAATTTGTCACCATCTGCGATAACATTTACATTTGCTGTATATGAACCGGATTCCATAATTCCTTGAAGTTTTGGCACTTTAACATGCACGATACCATCTACCATTTTTCCGGTAAATTTATAGTCGTACATATCGGATTCTATTATTAAAGAAACTTCGGTAATAGTGTTTATATCTCCATACGATTTAAGAGATAACTTAATCTCGTTAGATGAATTCAACTTTAATTTTATTGGTGTAGTCATTTTTAACCTCTAGTAACTGTATTTCTACAATTGATTTTATTTCTTTAGTATTAGCGTCAAACATCGAAACTTCGGCTATCGGGTATTCAATGTCAATGTTATTAACCTTTATTGATGTACTATTTATACCCAATTTATGGTCAAATACGCCACGATATTCAATTCCATTAATCTCTATTACAATAATAGACTTTTTTCGAAACATATCATACGATTGAGGTAATAAATCACCATTCAGCAATCCGTCAGATATGACATCTTCCATACTTTTACTGGTAGTTACCGTTTGATTAGCCATTATTACCCTTTAAATTCATTATATTATATTTATACATATTAATGATATCTATAACATCCACTCTTTTCTACGCTGGCTATCTTTTCCGAATAGCATTTCTAACTTATCCATATCATCTAACTCAACAACTTCATATTGCGGATTGTGAATAATTTCTTTATATTCATCAATCTCTAAAGAACCCAGACCCTTAATATATCTTATTTTATATCCGTCTAATTTAGCCTTGTTGTAATCCGCTATGTTGTAGTACCACTTTACGGTTTTATTCTTTTTAGCTATAACCAAAGGCGTTTTTATAAACTTAATCCGTTTATCTTCGAATAACTCAATCCATTCACTAAAGAAATTTAATAACAGTGGGTATATGCTCCCCAATCCATCTGTATCGGCATCAACCATGATAGCTATTGAATCGTAATGGGGTAGGATACATCGTCTACCATACTCTAAGCCAAGGATACTCATTATGCTACCCAATTCGGCGTTCTTTATTATTTCAACTGGTTTCATATCTCTGGTATTTAAGACTTTACCGCGCAATGGAAATAATCCATGTTTGGATGAATCTCTAACATTTATAAAGAATCCGCTTGCACTCATACCCTCAGTTAAAAACAGTGTCGTATTTTTGTTACCGTTGGCTTTAATATGTCCAGATACTTTTTTCTTACCTAATTTCTTTTGTTCTAATGCCGCCGCGCGATTATCAGCCGCAATCTTTTTAGCCAAAATAGCATCAACAATGGGATTGATCATTGAGTCAATATTAACAATCTGTTTGGCTATCGAAACAAAATCAATATCGCCAATGTTATTTTTAACTTCAGACGGTGTATTAGTTAACTTTTCCTTTGTCTGTGAATCAAATTTTGGATTATTAAAGTTGGTCAAAAATAACACTAGCCCAAGATTTAATTTTACAATAGATTTAGGTATATCAATTTTATATTTTTTCTTAATCATTGGTATAAGGGAATCTATAACCTGATTAGATACATATTCGGTATGACTACCACCGCTTTTAGTTTGAACGCCGTTGACAAATGAATTTTGTTTATATCCATCGGAATTAAAAAAGAAAAATTTACAGTTTTCGGTATTCATCAATACGGATTGTTCAGCATATAGCGACCGATATAATCCGATGGTTTTATGTACAATTCTTTTATTATTAAACTTAAATACAATTTTCGGGTAGCATATTTGTAGTGACGCAATTCGGTCATTAATGATATTCTGTAAATCTTCACTGATATCGCTAACACCAAATCTTTCAAAGTCTGGAATGAAACTAACTGACGTACCAGCTTCTAGGTCACAGGCAACTTGAGTAGTAGTGACACTATCCGCATTATTAACACAAGTGACAGTTGTTCTCTGTTTTCCGTTTCTAGTCTCACCAACAAACTTGATAGAAAAATAATTAGTTAATGCACTACCAACGCCATTTAATCCTATTGTCGTTCTATCATCGTCATTGAAATTCGAACCAGCTTTAGTTCTTGTCCACGCCGCAACCGGTAATAGAATTTTACTTCCGTCCGTATCAATTATCATATCTTGTGGTAGACCCCTACCATTGTCGGTAACTTTTACCGAATGGGCAGAAACATCTACGTTAATAATATTGGCGAATTTAAAATTGGTCCTGATTGCTTCATCAACCGAATTATCAATTATTTCATTAATAATCTTAGCAAGTCCAGCAACATAGCCGACAGATTGATATTTACCAAATACAAATTGCTCAATCATTTCTTCATCTATTGATCCTATGTACATATTTGGTCTGGTTAAACAGTGGTCTTTATCTGTTAAGACTTTGAATAACTCATTCATAATTGTGCCTTATATTTTTTCGTTTTCGAATTTACTAAAAGAAAGTTCAAAGGATTGTTGTAATTGTCGGGGCGTTAAGTCTGCATCGACTATCATATTGTAAACCCTAGTAATTTCATCACCCCATTTGTCGGACGTAAATAATACCTCTTGAGCTATCAAATTGCAATAGTGTTCTCTGGGTTTAATATTATTCAAATCACCATCTATTATGATTACTTGGTCATTAACCGATAGTTTTATTTTTAAGGTTTCTTCGCTTACATTCATGCTTAAAGTTAAATTATGAACAGTATCAGCATTTGAATCTTTAAACATATATGCGTCATATTTTGAAATTAAACTAGCCACCATCAAAAAATAATCACTTGTGGCTAAATAATCTATAACATCCAAACCGTTGTAATGGTAAAGATAATAGGATTTGGTAGAAATTCGACTCGTCCAAGACATATAAAAAATCCCTGTATTGTAAGTTTTTTAGAATTTAATTAGGTATACCGCAAAATTTAATAATAATAGTGGGGCGATAATTCCAATTGAAAATTCGACAATATCACCTTGATTCGATTTAATAATACAATTTACAGTATGTCTAATAATGAATATAATCAACATTCCTATAGACCATAAGGTAAATATTTCATAAAGTTCTACATTAATTAATGATAACATGCTATCAATCATGATTTATCCGGTCCTATAATAAAATGCTTCGATTGCAGTTTTCATCACCATATCTACTTGCTCAGGTAAATCATGCTCAATACCATTATTATTTATGTACATATCAGCATGTTTTATAGAAATGTTCATGCTACTAAGATATTCCGGTGGTAATCTTGCAGACGCATCAACCCATATTACATAATCAACTAAACCCGCCGCTTTAATAGCGTCTAATTCTTGCAGATCACGAATTCCGCAATACACATCATGAATAGCAAATATATCTCTACCCAATCGCGCACGATCTTTACTATTGTAATTTCTAATTGATTCATACCAATATTTACGATGATTTACCCGATCTTCAAAGCATTCTTCTGGTGTAGCATAATCATGAATATCTTTTAATTCATCAAATATAAATTTTTTACAACAGAACCAGCTACTAGAAATAAACGTTTTACCATGCCTAGCTTTAATTAATTCGCATACTGCATCTTTACCATGCCGTTTATAACCCATTACTATTAGCTTCATATTTTATTTCCTGTAGTTTATTGTGACTTCGTGACTATCTTCAGCTTCGGGGTATTCCGCATTTCCTAACGAATATTGTTGTGCATAGTACATCATCATAATATCTTTGCAACAATCATGTACCGGATTATGCGCAATAAAGCCCTTAAGTTCCTCTTTTCGTATATGACACTTATCCAATGATCTGTTCATTAGGACCGAACCTATATCAGTTCGAACACATCTAACATTCCAAAATCTGAATAAATCGTAAGGTAAATAATTTTGTTGAACTAGATAATGCTCAAACATAGATATGTCAAATGCATTACCTCTCGAATACAATAAATCAGTCTTTGAATCAAAATTGTCTTTAAAGAATTTTATTATGATCGGCAATGCTTGAGCCAAAGTAAGGTCTTCATCGGATGGTTTAATTTGTTTAGCGGCTTCGCCTTGATTTTTCCACCAAGCAATAGTTTTGCTATCCATAGCTCGCAAGCCACGCTGAGATTTTAGTTCAAATTTAATATTAATGGAATTATCTCTAACTAGACACTCAAACGCCCCAGCTTCGTTTAATAATTTCCAAGAATTTTGATCACTAACATCTGGAAATTTAACTAATGCAAGTGATACCAACATTGCATCTGGTGTGGTTGCTAAAGTTTCAAAATCTATTTGTATCATATATGACTCCTTAACACGCTTAAAGGGTTATATGTGACCCTTTAAGCGGATTTATTGACTTAATAAGCTATATATGCACTATTAAGCTAAATTGCATTTAATAACCAGATTCGTATCTGCGAAAGTTTTCAGCATTCTTAACGTAATACAGACAGAATATTTTCTTGGCATCTAATTTCAATGCTAATAGTTGCGCCTTGATAAAATGTAATTGATCAATCATTTCAAATGCAATTTCATTTTGATCAGCTTCGGATAAGTCAGACATTAGTTTGTCTTGCATTTCCCAGTGATTAACTTTCCAAGATTTCCAGACAGCAGTAGCCGCCTTTTCGCCATTAGACATACCACCAAGCGCGGTATAAAGTTCGCGGCGTTCATCATCGATTGCATCATTATTATGCTGTAACCAAGATAAAATTTCCCCACAAGTTTCTAATTCTTCTGGGATCGGATTCCAATCTAACTTTTCACTCAATTTTAATTGTAAATTAGATTGCATATCTAACATCGTTTGATATGGGTCTTTCCCAAGATTCAATAAATTTTTGTACATATGCCCAGCTTCAACGTAATCTTCACTATCAACTAACGATGCACATTCATTTTGTTCAGCCATTATTTTTACTCTCTTCTAGTTTTTTAAGTTTCATTACTTACTCCAATCACTCATTTTCATCTTAGCCATAAGACCAGAATATACATTTTTCCACATATACTTGTTAATGTCAATGATCGAACCGCCATTTTGAATCATTTCATTAACGTCTTTACCCTTGAATGGGCAATTATACCAAATCATAACATGTTCTCCTTGATTTATTAACTTATTCATGCGCTTTTTTGTGTCGGGGTGTCGGGGTTCATTGTCTAGTACCCAAACTTTATTGTTGAATGGTAGTAATTTAGGGTTAGCAGAGCCACCTAGCATAGCCACAGCGTTTGCAATGAACATAGCGTCTAGTATTCCCTCAAGAATAAAAACACGCTTAGAATCGTCTACACGATGTAATCCCCACACTTTAACGGCATCCGGTGAAGATAATATAGTCTGATATTTTGCGGGATGATTTGCCAAGTCTCTACCTTGAATACCAAATACACCTTTTTTATCCTGTAATGGAAATACGATTCTAGGATAATCATTATCCATAGTTCTCATTATACCACTACATATATCATCGGCGCATTTTTTCCAATGACTAGTGTAGTAAATATCTTTGAAGAATCCTCTTGGTATTTTTCGATTTAGTAAATACTTGACAGCATCATGTTCATCGGATAAATATTTAACCGACTTATAATCGTGATGCTTATATATTACCTTTCTAGGTTTTAGGTTTACGACCGGCGGTTTTTCTGCATTTCTATTTTTAAAATGCTCAAGGCGAAAACCATCCCACACATTAGGAAAGTATTTTTTTACGAATGGGGCTAGATATGTTCCTTCATCACAATTAAAGCAACCGAATTTCATGTTACCTTGCTTCTCATACAACCATCCACGACAAAGATATGGGTCTTTTTTTGAGTCACCACAAGCTGGGCATCTAAAATTAATTTTTAGTGGGTTGGTAGATGTTATAATTGATAATCTCAGCAAAGGCATAACTTGCTTTGCTAAGTCTTTTTGTACATATAATTCCACGATAATATACTCAATTTAACTTGTTAATTCAATAACCGTCTTTTTGTATTTTTCAACTCGTTTCAAATCTTTGTCAGTGACAACACTTAAACGAGTCAAGTCACAGTTATGGGCAATGTCGGCAATCTTAACGACATTAGCAACTGGGTTGGCTTTAACGCGCGCAATGTATTCGCTGTATTTCTCACCACGAACTTTAGTAATTGCAACAACCGCATCAACAACAACTTTTGGAAATAACTCGCTCAATTTCTCAACAGTGTAATCAGTATCTTCCAACAAGTCATGCAACAAACCAACTGTATATTTTATTTCATCATCAAACTTAGAAGCTACTGCAATCAAATGGTCAATGTAAGGTGCGCCAGCTTTATCGACAGCGCCCTTAAATTCTTCAGTGACAATTCTTAATGCTAAATCTTTCAAAACTAAAAACCTCTCTCAATAACAACAGACACCATTTTACCAAAATTTGTAGTCAACTTCAAGTGTTTTTTCGTAATATAATCGACTTAATAATTTTTTAGGGGCATCGGTAGCGTAGAGTGTGAAGAATCCAGTTGGATCGGTTGAATTGGATTTATCACCTTCCATAATAGTTTTATCGAAGTAGATTTCTCTATCTTTTTTGGTTAAGTGAATTGAGTAGTGAGACGGCGTTGCACCATATCCCAACTGATAATCATCCCAACTGATAGCATAAATTATTTTTTTCATTTCACATATTCCTCATAAACTAAAAACCACAAACAACAGTATATATTGATTGTGGCTTCATTGCAAGTGTTATTTACCACGATTATAGAATTTGTTTGATCTATTACCCTGTGCAAACATTCTCTTAGAGCGATCCATATCCTTTAATACATCTGGCGTAAGCTCAGTACCATGTTTCTTGGCATAGTCTACAGCATCACGATGTTCATCGTAGAACTTATGGGCTTCATCTTTCATAGAAGATAATCTTTTGGTCATTACGATAATCTCAGAAACCAATCCATTCATATTAACCAAAAAGTGATTAGCCCCATAATAGCCAAAGTCCTTATCTTTACCCTTAGTTTTTGCGTCAACTAATCCACCTTTCTTATTAACCACAACAAAGGTCTTTAATATCATTTTGGATACAGCTTCAACATCTTCTGCCGATTCAACCGAAATAGAAGTTCGCATAACATCAGTTAATTGACTTGCTTTCTTATCGCGATTACTGACTTTATCTTTGAAAGATTTTAATGACTTTACGTTAAACTCACCAACATACACTTTAGCATTTCTTGCCTTTCTTGCAACAAATTTCGCTTTTCTTAGGAATTCTGCTTTATTAGCATCAACGTGCTTTAATATTTGGGCATAGATATCATCTAAATCACCTTCATCATCCCAAGGTTGACTAGTGAATTTAACACTGGGTTTCGATTCTTCAAGATTGAATTCCATATAATATTTATCGAAAAACTCCATAAATTCGTGTTCATGGATTAAATCATCAAAATCACCATCTACTATATATTCAATTAAACTTAACATATTTACTTTTCCTTTTATTTAATTAAATTTTACTTTGTCTTTGCCGATATTTATTTGCTTGTCAGAGTAGCCAGCCGCCTTTAGATCGAATATCAGAAGTTTAATCTTAATATCCGTAATATCCGCGAGTGTTTGTAATGGGGTTTTACTAAATTCCCATTTTCCGGCGCGATATCGTTGGGTCATTTTGTCGAATAAATTGACAGCATCTTTAGATTTACCAGTACCCATAAAAAACTTTGATAATTTGTAGTTATCTAAATCCGAAAATGGATTCCAACGCTCAACTATATTAGAGTTTTTAAATTCTTTAAAGGTTTTTATAGGTTTACGTTTTTTCTTTTTAAGACCGTCCGGTACAAGTACCACAGACCCAGAGTTAGTGCCAGATGCAATTGCGTTTGGATCGCCACCAGAATCGCCAGCAATCATAGTTTAGTTACAACTATAGATTCATTAACTAGGGTAAATCTATTACCCAAATAATCAACATTACCCAATCTTTCAAGAATTACTTCCATATCATTATCATGAAATACCCTTCGGTCATTTTCACTGGCACTCATATAAGTTTCATACAAGTTTTTAAACATTTGAAAAACTTGATAATCTGTTTTATTATTAACATTTGATAACATAAATTTCTCCTATTAATCCCAAGCTTCAGGATTTGGAACATATTCTTTAATTTTTCGAATTGATGCCCTTGAAATATCTCGCTTACCTCTAGTCGATTTACCTTGTTCTTTTACTTTAACAAAAAACGACTGAGGAATAAACATACCATTACCACTAGTTTTAGTTTTAAACACATTTGATTGTACACGTTCATCATCACCAACTTTAGTTATTAGGCGTTCTGCACCCTTCCACATTACAGAATCTTCCTTACTTTGGGCATTTATTAGAGTTGAGTCAACTTTAAATTTATTGAAACTAATCCATACATCACCATCCATGTAAGATCTCAAATTTGAACTACGACTAATTAAATCTTTAAATGTTTGATTAGCTCCAATATGGGTATCTAGTAATATATCGGCTGGTACTACTCTATCACGTTTTTGATTTTGCGTTTTTGCCATTTCTATGTCATTTAAAACCCAAACAATGTGAATATTTTCTTTGGCATATCCTAGATCCATAACTGACTTAGATATAGTCTTTAACTTATCTATATCCTTTAAAGTTACATCAAATATCATATTAGGCTTTCTACCTTCAGCACCCTTAGTTCCACCAGCACCCTTGTCGGCTAATAATGGGATATTTTCTAAATTACTAAAAAATGCTTTTTGATTACCATCTAAGAATCGAGTACTCTTTAATAGTGCATGCAACTTAGAAACATTATCTGGATTTTTAAGTGATAGGGTTTTAACATCTACACCAAATTCAGCTTTAATCGCTTTGGCGACCAATACAGATGCCTGAACCAGTTTCTTAACAGCATCTACGTCAAAAGTTCTACCTTCAATACCCATTAAGTGTTCAGCAGTAAAGCCCTTTCCACTACCAGCACCGCCAGCTAGAATAACGACATTACCGAATTTAGGATATGCTTTTTTTCCGAACGTTATCAGCTTTTCTTGCAGTATATTCATTTCGCAAATAAATTGGTTGAACTCTTTCATTAGTTATGATCCTTTAATAATTTGTCTATCTTTTTCTTTGTATCTTCGTATGTCTTGTGCAATATAACTTGACCGCCAGCAGATTTAAAGGGACTAGTACTTTTAGTTCTATCGTCAATCAAGACAGTATTAGGTTTAGCATATTTAACTTTATCCACACTAGATGTCGTGTAATTAAATTTTGGGGCAAATCCCAAGTGTTTTTTAAGCCATGCCTTTTTTTGATTTGCAACATTTGCAGAATTAAATTTACCAACACTTGATAGTATTTCATAATCGACACCAGCCGCCTGAAAGTCTTTAAGTAATTTTAATCCCTTCATTGGCTTCAATTTTGAAAAGAAGTCACCAGCCGTCAATTTTTGTTTAAGTTTTTTAAATGCAACATCATCTTTAGTTAACTGATCAATTTTTTCACCAGTTACAGATTCCATATATTCAACAAAATCGGCAACGACTCCATCCATATCTACGTATATCTTTAAACCAACACTTTCATCTAGTAAATACTCTTTAAACGTTTTCATTTATGCCCTGTTTTATTGCCTTTGGAAATTTATGCGCTAACTCTAATAAGGCATCTATTTTAACATTCACCTGATATACAGTCAATTTAATATTTTTATTTTTGTTATATAATGCAACGAATCTATGATGTCCATCCAATATATAATTATCCGAAGATAGAATTATCGGCTTGCTAAGTGATTCCTCTGGGGCATCGTTTATCATACCTAAAATTTTATCCATACTAACTTCTTTTTGAGTCATTTTTAGTGTCTTAATTGCTACACTTTTAGTTATCATAGAAACGCCGAATGTTTTCAACCATTTCATAAACTCTGGAACATGATTAGATTTAATTTGTGGCATATTTTTTCTAAGAATGCCTAAATTTCCTTTGGGTATTTTTATTTTACTTTCTACGTATTCAGAAAAAGATTTCATATACTACCCACTATTTAATTTTTCTACGCGCTCATTAATTACTTCTATTTCGAAGTCAGGTAACGGTAGTTCATTTATATTTATACCTTCACTTGGCTGGTATGCTAAACTAATGTGTTGTATGTATGAATTAAATCGACTTTTAAAGTTCTTTTTATCAACATAATAGTCATATCTAGTTTGAAGATCATCGGAATGCACGACTAAAGCCAATGCACGATACTTATTACCGACCTCACCAAGATATTTTAGTGACTTAGGTATAAGAGTAGTATTGAATGACGTATCGCCAATAGGTACGTCTAAGGTAGTTGGTGAGTATACTATGGTCGCATGAAAGTCCTTAATGGGTTTAAGGTTCAATGATTCAGCATACGCTTTTAGTTTTTTATTAGATTCGTCAGAAAACCTAACGGCAACATATGTGCCGTCATTTTTCTCTGATATAAATTGTTTGTATGTTTTCATACTTATATTTATACACGAAGTTAAATATAATTAAAGTATTCATCATTAGAACCCATACCAAATTCGATCCAACCCTCTTCCCAAGATGGATGATCTCTATCACCCCAAAATCTATCAGAGGTATATTTACCACCGGATTCATTAACATATACATCACATACTAATGGGTTTACCGACCTTATCCATTCCCAATCTTCAAAAAAGAAAGGGTGAGATATTTTCTTACCAAGTTTCAATAATTCTATAGCATCTGACTTGTTCATAATTTATACCTCAATGCTTTTAAGTTTAAGACGCTGAACCATTGTTTGATTCACTTTTTCGTATACGGTGTGTTCCTTAACAGTACCCGCGAATGTTATCGTGTTACCAAGCTGTGGATAGTCACCACTTGGCAATACAACGTCACCAGAACCCTTGTAGACTACCAATTCGCCAGTTTCAAGGATAACCTTCATAACAGTAACCCAACCGTAGAAGCCAATAAATTTGAATCTAGTAGTTACGATGCCTTTCAGCGTTTGGTAACGTGTTTTTGGTGAACCATAATACTCGCCGTTGGGCTTCATATTCATAAGTTCAACTAGCTTTGGAAATTTGACTTGCAACATAGATACTAGCGATCTTGTTACTGAGTCTTCTGGGTTAGACTGTAACCAATACATTAGGTAACTAGTATCAGCGTCTTCGAATGATTGCGCGCGGAATTTGCCGAATGGAAATTTACCTAACTTAATATACTCAATTAAACTAGCTTCTTTGGCTATTCGGTCATATTCATCATAAGCTTCACACTCAGAACGATAAAGTGTACGCTTCACATCCTCATTGCGGCGAATTTCTTCAAGGTCAAACATTGGGGTATTAACTACATAACCCATATTTTGGGCTTTTTCGCGCGCCTTATCATAATCGATAGACAAATTTTGAATATAGCTATCTCGCTCTAGGACAACTTTTTCACCCTCATATACAACGGTTTCATACCATTGCACACGGAGCGTATACATCATTGTTTTTTCGCCAGTACCAAGATAATAAGTGTCTTTTGATTCGTTCATAATATATTCCTCAAGAGGGGATTAAAAGGGGTATTAATCAACCCAACAAAATCATTATATGGTAAAAATAACTAACTTGCAAGGTCTAATTCATAAAAATCTGATTTAGTTTTGAGGTTGAGTTTTGATGTTTTGACTACCCTGTTTCTACTTTCTTTGTTTCGCTCTAAATATATGGTAGATAATAATATACTATAGTTTTTGTCACTAACGACATTACCAATTATACCCATCATATAATAACCGTCACCATAAAGATTTATTCTATGCTCACCAGATTCAAGTAAATAAATAATTTCACAAATATTATATTTAATTAATCTAGTAACCATACTTTCGAATACATCTTTTGGAATAGACCGATCATCAAGTCTTTCTAAAAAGTGTTCACTGCAACGTATGTTAAAATTAACGTTGTGAGTATTTCCAATTATTTTATATTTACTAGATAGTTTTTTTAGAAAATTATTGGCTTTGCGAAGTGCAAAACTAGGTTTATAAATCATAATTGTTCCACCAAGTTGAAATAAGATAGCCTATGCTCGCGTAGCCTTTTAATATAATCGGCGCGCACTCTATGAATTTTAATTTTGCCGTCTAATGTTAATTTTGGGTCTTTCATCATCTTGCCGCTAGGTTTAGTTAATGATATTTTGTAAGATAACGAGCGTTCAATTGCACGAAACTCTTCCTTAGTCATGATTAATCCTTTGGTAAATATGATGCGGCGGTAGTTTGCTTATCGCAGAATTCTTTATTTTTATCTTCTAACTGAGATAGTGTCGATTTAATCTGCGCAATCATATCAGCTTTGGTCATAGATAGTGCATCAAAAAGACCATCATATATATCACATAATTCGTCTTCTTTAGCCATTAAATCAAAAATGTCAGATGCTGAAGTATCATCTTCCTTTTTTTCGTATAAAGCCAAGTCCTGTAAACTATCCACCGTATCGCTTTCAATGTCACCTGAGTAGAATTTTCTTAGAACTGGATATTCATATATTTTTAAAAGTTCATAGGTATTGCTCATATTATATTTCTCACTTAATTAATTGGATGGGGTAAATAGCTTTACGTGATATTTTAGCTTAATTCTAATGATTTTAACCAAGCAAAGTGATCAGTACCAAACTCATTGTAATATTGCTTACAAACTCTATCACTTACAAAACCTTTAGCATTGTATACCAATTTGGCTATATATGCGGCTTTATACGTTTCTCTATCTAATCCATTGTACGCTTTCATGGCTTCGGAATACAATTTGAACGTTTTTAATTCCGTTGTGTGGGAATTGTCAACACCGTATGCTACTACATAACAATTACTCATAATATATTTCTCGCTAGTGACTGAATGAGTACCTATATTACCATACTATCGGATAAATGCAACAAATTTAAACACTATCTTGATAATTTTTTCATTTGACAATTGTATTTTATGAATATCATCAATATCGGTCTTACCTATAACAGTATAATTTGGATATTTTGACTCCATCCGCGTATATTTATGCCACATACGAATGGGATCGTAGTCATGCAAACATTTAATACTAACTATCAGAGTCAACTTAAAAATCATCTAATGTATAATTAACTTCAAATGGTGCAAAATCGACATACACACCAAGCAAATCTTGGAGACTATGAACCGTTCTCCTGTATTCACATTCTGCTTTTCTAATGTGTTCGGTATTATCGGCTAATGCGGATTCAAAACTTTCTTGGTCTGATAACTGGTCAACCAGATTATAATATTCTTCGGCACTGTTAACCACAAATTTTGGGTCAATACGATATCCAGACTTTTCTATATTTTTAGCGCACTTGCTATCGAATATGTTTATCACATTGAACATTAACCCTTCATAAAACCGATTTGCCATGAAAGCATAGTGGTCGTGTGTGTGAATATCTTCAATATATAAACTGAATTTATAGCTATTTAAATGTTCATGATCCCTTTGCCAACTTAATTTATCAACAAAATAACATTTATCAATACCAGCTTTTATAAATTTTTCTTGTGTTCTGGGTGTAGCGGATAGAGTTATTTTATCACTCTGGTATAACTTCAGATCATCGAGTCGGTGCTTTCGCATTGTTCCATAATAGATCGATTCAAACTTTTTATCAGACCATTTATACGATTTATAATAGCTGAATATCAAGGCATTTAAATTTACAGTGTACCAATTTTCAATAAAATCATCTAATATACCAACATGTTCACCAGCCGCATTCTTGATTTTCTTTCTAAGAATCCATCCACGGTAGCTGGTTCGCTCGTTATTGCAAATCATATTAAATTTTCGATTACCGTTAGTCTCCTTCAAAACATTGCGTAATAGAATATTGTCTTCTAAGTCATGATCATTGACAAGCCACCATAATTTTGCATCTGGATTATCTCTAACTACCTGAATTAATTTCTTATATTTCATGTAAGGACTAGCATAACAGCATATAATATTGTCGTATTTTTGCTCGTTAGTAATACTCATATCACGTTCGCATGTTATAATATCGGCGTTAAGAATATCGGCTAATATAACCGAATTTCTGGCATGAGCTACGGACGTTTTAGAAAAGTCTTTTTCTATTGGTCTACCAATTGATTCTATAATTAAGGTTCGTTTATTCATTAGCAAGATACCGTAGTTAATTCACTACTTCTCGTAATGCTTGTATAAATCAATTGTTTTAACTCCAATCTTCCATTTTCATACAAGTTACTAGATTTTAAGAAGTCATTCAAGAAAACATATGTTTTATTAAATGTTGAACCTTGACTTTTGTGCGCCGTACAGCAATATATATGTTTAACAGGAAAATATAAATCCATTAGAACCCAAAATTCCTTCCAGTAATCCGCAGATTTTTCCATACTCTCATTGGCATTCTTTGCCAACTCATTTAGTTTAGTTTGATATGCTTCAACACTGGATTCTTTCAATACATTAATATAAATTTGTTTATGATCCTCCAATGAACATACACCTAATTCCCAGTAATCATAATTATGATCGTAGTCATACATTGATTCAACCGAAGTAATTTTCAATTCATCTGAGTTATTAAAGTCACCTCGCTTATGACCTTTTTGTGCAACAATAACTTCATCCACAATATATTCATCCACATCAACACCGTGAATAAGTTTTCTAATCTTTTGATTTAATAGGTCAACTGATTTATTAGTATATGCAACAATTCTACAATAATCCGTAGAATCATTAAATTGATCAGAATTAAAATCAACCATAGCGGCTCTAAACCACTCTTTAAATGGATAAACTTGTACACCGTGACCGTTGGTATCTAAATCAGTTTTAATCTCTGGTAGGTCCGTACCTTTAGCTTGACTGTACCTATATGCGGTAGCTAGGTTAATTATCGGGTTATCATATCGAACAATCTTCGTTAATCTTGATACGTTATCAACTTGTGTAAATGCGGTGCTAATCGCACCACCATTATTAACCGGAGATATTTGAAATTGATCACCAATAAAAATTATTGTAGATGAAGCACATTCTAAAATGTACTCGATTATATCGCCACCCAGCATACTCGCTTCATCGATTAATAGCACATCGTAAACTTTTTCTTCGGCATATTTATCCTTTTGGTATATCTCTTCACCATTTTTTCGAACTGGTTTAATAGCCAATACTGCATGAATGGTACTATAATCACACCTACTAGCCACACCACTAATTAATCCCATCTTTCTAGCAACCTTAGTTGCTTTATGGGTCGGAGTAGCAACACATATAGTTTTATTAGATGGAATATCTTTAATTAAATCCGCGACCATAGTAGTTTTACCCACACCAGCCGCACCTTTTAGAGTATGAAATTCTTCACTTGGATTTTTTATCGATTCTAAAATTTCTCGTTTAGCATTCATCTGGTCTTCGTTTAATTGTATCACTTCACATCCCTAAAATTGTATGTTTGCCATTTTATTCTTCTTGTCAACGGCATTGGTTTTATCTAACTTGTGTTCATTTGGCGTAAATCCAGAATCGTCTACATCACTCCAAGTTTGCTTTGCCTTATGAACATTTAGTACAAATTTATTATACCAATTTTTATCAGCATATCTACTCTTCAATTGCTTGAACATTTGTTGACCTTGTTCTACATGTTCGTCTGTTTCAAGACCACCTAACAAAAAGTCACATGTTGCGGGTAATCCAGCAGATTCAGCAGTATCGCCCATTTCTATATCAGATGCACCCCACGCACTTCTAGTTGTTTGTGCCGCCGACCAAACCGCAAAGTTATTTTCAACCGCAAAGCCGCGCAATTCTTCGGCAATAGACTTAACTAGTATATACGTATTTTCAACACCACCTTTGATTCTACTACTAGCGCATATTCCAAGATAGTCTATAAAAACAACATCGGGAACAAACTTTTTCTTAGTAACTAATTCAGAAAGTAAACTTCTAAAATGATTGACATTTGCCCCCGCCGTTGGGAATTGCTTAACTACTAATTTCCCATCGGTTTTTCCCCTCAGATGCGAAACCTTATCACCGTATGATGCTTTTGGTATTTCACCTAGATCGTCCATTTCTGTATCTAGTAAATTTGCATCTATACGTTGAGATATAGCAGTTTCTGCCATTTCCATTGTTATATACAGTACATTGTACCCAGATTTGACATAATCAGCCGCTAGACTACATAACCCCAATGTCTTACCAACGTTAACGCCCATTAGTAATATATTTAAGGTTTTACGCTCCACACCACCCTTGGTTATTTTATTAAGCATTGATAGTCTAAACGGTATCTTACTAGTTTTTAAGTGATAAGAATCATGCCGTTCTTCCCAATCTTCAAAATAATCATGACCTACTGTATTATCAAAACATACGGCAAGTGCCTTGGTTAATAATCCAGTTATTACACCAACATCGGGTAATGTCTTATCACGCTTTGATTCTTCAAGAACAGAGTTATCGTGAATTTCTATAGATGTAGTAATAGCATTAACTATCGCTCTTTCTTGACAGAACTTTTCCGTATTATCGACTAACCATTGCAAATCATCGGGTATATCTTCTAGTGAACGAATATCGGCTTCAATTTCTTCAAATTTTTGATCATTAAAACCTTTAGCATCCAGCGTTACAATTAGTGTATTTTTAGTCGGTAACTTTTTATATTTGTAAACATAGTCACTGATCATCTGAAAAATTATTCTTGGCTCGCCCTCAAAATATTCAGCCTTTAGATGCGGTAAAGATAACTGTAGATACTCAGTATTATGAATTAAGTTTGATAGTATTGTTTTTTCCATTATTTACCTTAAAATAAAATGCGCCGTTAAGACGCATTTTTCAAATCATTTACTCGATTTAACATTTCATTAGCTAAATGAGTTTTAGCTGTTTCTTCATCTTGAGAACTTAAATCATCATCACTAAAAAATTCGATTACAAATCCATTATCTTGATAATCAAGATTCGTTACATACATCTTGATAACTCTATCATCAATCTTAGTCATGTAAACAAATAAAACAATCTTTTCAATTTCGTCTAAAGTTTTATTTAGACGATCGTCAAATTCTTTATCATTACTCACTGTAATCAATTTCTTCGGTAGTAACGGCTTTGAGTGTAAACATATCAACTATAGCATTGGTAAATGGCTTATGCTTCATTAAATCACCCCAGAATGCTAGATTATTGGTATCCTTTTCACGATGCTTCTGTTCTTCTACCGCAATATTACCAGTTTCTTCATCCAGAAAAGCCCTACAGTACCAACCGTTAGATGGTTTAACTACAAACCCAGATTCTACAGCCAAATCCAGTAGACTAGACCACGGATTGATACCCGCCGCATAAGTTGAAGATATTGATATTTTAGATTTTTCCTTTACAAATCGAGATTTTTCCACGTCTAGAACGAATTCCCAACCTACAATATCTTTACCTTCTTTAATCTGTCTACGACCAATGATAATAGTTGTATTTGAGTTGTATGCTAATCCAGTACCACCAGACATAACGGTTTTACTAAACATTTCCTGAGTATCGTAGGTATGGTTAACAGCAACACATGGTAGGTTTCTCAGTACTAGTTTGTTGGATACTATTCGAGTAAGAGATTTTAAAGATTTTGCCCTAGTCATATCGGTTTTTGATTCACCTTTTTGAGCATCTTCAACTTCTTTCCTAGACGCAATATTACCAAATGAGTCAATTAAGAATATAACTTTTTGACCCCGCTTAATCGCATCCAGCGTTTTAACCATATTCTGTTTAAGTTCTTCAATATCTTCAATCGGCGTATGCAAAACTCTTTTAGGATCGATCTTAAACGATTTTAAATATTCATCAGTAATACCAAATTCAGTATCGTAAAATACACACACCGCGTCTGGATACTTATTTAAATACGCCGCAACTAAACATAATGCTAAGTTTGATTTAAAGTGCTTGCTAGGACCAGCTAACATCGTTAAACCGTTACCTAAACCGCCGAAAATATCACCACTTAGCACAATATTAAGTGCGGGAATACTTGTTCTTATTGTATCCCTTGTTGTTAATTCCGATTGATCTAGGCGCGCTGTTAATTTCGAATTACTAGCGGCTTTCAATGTATCCATTAGAGCATTTTTTGTTGACATTTGTGTCTCCTATAATTTTCAGATATTCTACATGCTATTCATGCAGAAGTAAACATTTTTTACATAAAATCATCAATAGAGAAAGTTTTCTCTGGGTTGAATTTTATCGCATTGCATATATTCATTAATGGCTTAATAAACATTTTATCCCATAATAAGTTATAGTCCATTTTACTAATACAATATTCACGGATTTCTATCGGCAACTCTGAACCACTGGGATACCCCATAGTTTCAACTTGATATTTATTAGGCTTAATTAAAGGAATTATTGCAACTTTCTCACCCTCCTGTATTTTATCAAAACCATGAATTACCGCTAATTTATTATAAATTAACACCGGCTTAATTTGCCCAAGCGTACCTTTTATAGCATTACCTTCAGAGTCTGAATATTTTGCAATATTATTAACCGTTGAAACTTTAGCCATTTTTAGATAACTAATATTCCTAAACTCTTTGCTGAATTGTTCAACATAATCTTGCAAATCCGATTCGGTTTTAGTCAGTATAAGTTTTATGCAATGAGTTAATGCAGATACAACGGCGCGCGGCGTAGTTGAACTTTGAGTTTCCAATCCCAAAATTTTGAGCTTGTCCTTTCTCAATCCTTCGTTATCCTTTACCCATAGAGCATATCGTTTCATTTTGTCAGTCCATAAACCGCGCGTAGCAATAACCTCACGATCCATTTTCATCTTATTATCAAAGGCATTTACATAATTAGATAAATCAACATAACCGTTGTCGATTACAGGTTTAAGTTTAGTTTCATAAAACTTATCCAAGACATCAACCATTTCGTCTTCAGTCTTATTGGGAAACCTATCAGTTAATTCCTTTAATGATAGATATAACGAATTGTGTACAAGTATATCATTAGCAAAAAAATTATGATTATCTTCAACTTCTATATCATAAACTTCAACTTCTTGAATACCCAAATCTACAATTTCAAAATCACTATAAATTTTCATAGGTTACATAGTCCTCCATATAGTGAATCCTTTACCTTTGTAATAATCTAAACTATTCGTATACGCTTGGCGGTCTAAATAAGAATTCCACTTCTCAATACCCATTATCTTTCCATACTTTATAACTGTTTTTATTTTAGTCTGAGCATATCCATATCGCTTTAACTTTATAAGTCTTCTGAGAATCAGCGTATTAACACCAGAATTTAACATTTGATACATTAATTTATAAGTATTTTGCTTTTTTAAAACTGAATTACAATCATCCAAATATTTAAACACTTGAATGATTTTTGGCTTTATTTCATTTAATGTGTCCAAATCGACTAAGTTACTTTTACTTTCACAAAATCTAAAAAATTGCTGTTCATATTTCATATATTATTCCTCGCCTATGTCAGTATCTACAATTTCAAAATTTTATCAGTTTTTTTAATTTCTGTAGGCTTACAATCTATTAATTTTCCACATCTAAGCACCATCACAGAATGGTCTTCTGTTACAGTTACAGCATCACCATCACAAATTATTTTAAACATACGTTTTTTAACTTTATGTTTCATGCAATATTTTATAGGTTTACTTTCAACATCTAAGGATTGATTTACCGATAAAGATTCACCCTCACCATATTTTACGTAATCATGACCAATTACATCATTTTTAATAAAATTTTCTGGTAGATCATTGTAGTAATTTTCAATGCTAGTATTTTCACCATTTACTTTTATTATCGTAGACCCAATTACACTATCCGTATCGCCGTATATGACATAATCCGTATCGGTCTTGAACAACCTATTAAGATAACTATTAAGTTCCCTCTGCGCCCATCGTGTGGCTAACTGACCGCCCATCGTAACGGCTTTTGCATTATCTAAGCTGTAATATCTAAAAAATCTATTCCCAACTGACCCATAAAGTGCATTGATTAAAATCTTTCTGGCGTGTTGATTGATATGTTCAATTGAAACATCTTGCTTAGTCTTTGCTCTCAAGGCTAATAAATCAGCGTCCGATAAGTCTGTATAATTCAAAATATACCTCTATTTACATTGTAATTTTAATCGATTTTCAAGCTTTTTTTGTTCTAACAAGCAAACGTAAGTTGATGCTAGTTCACCATTTGTTGTAATTGCTGATTCATATTCACATAGTGGAATCGGAGTACAATTACAGCAAATCGTTTTTTCTTCTAATACAATACGATCAACGTATTTAATTTTAGTTTCAGTTATTACAGATGGTGTACTACTACATGCGGTAATAAATAGAGTTAATAATATTACACTAAGATTTTTCATTAATCATCCCTAGTATTTCTTCCGGTGGAGATTCTTTACTCCAATCGTATTTTTCAACAACGCCTTTAACTTTATTCAGTTTCTTATTAGATTCAAGTAATGTGTCATTGATTAGTGCATTAATCTCGTTTTTCAACTTCTGATTATTAAGTTTACTCTGTTCAACTTGTTTTAGCAACTGATCATTGTGGTCTTTTGAGATAATATCAATTTGACCTAAACACATCACATATGATGCTTTACTGGCAACAATTTGATTATTAAGTTCTATAATATCTTGCCTAAGACCAGCTTTTTGTACCTTCTGGTAATATATTATAGCTGAAGATGCAGTAAAACCACAAACAGCTATAACCAATAATACCTTAGCACTGAAAAACCCTGTAACTTTAGTTAATGGATTAAAATTTAGCATTTGATTTTGTCCTTATTTCTTCTATTTCTTTATCTTTGGTAGATTTTACATACCACGATGCGATTGTAACGTATGAAGTTGTAATACTTATTAGAACTGCACTCAGATCCCTAGTATCCAAATTCATAAACCAGCCGACTATAAAAGCCGTCAACATCGTTATATAAATTAATGATGATGTGAAAAATACGTTTCGGCTAATCTTATTTTTATCATTATCATCTTTTCGAAAATGTTCTACAAACATAGTAATTCCTCTATTGGGTTGATTACTATTTAGACATTTTACTCTTTTGGATGATTTAAATTTTTATGCCAATCGTGTTCGGGCATTGGTAGATTATTAAATTCACAGAATTCCACTATTAGATCTGGTATTTCTGAACATTCACAAACTAACCCCATTCGGGTAATTTTATCTCTGGTAGTTAACCATCCACAAAATCCAAAAAGTGCTTCTGAGGGTGATAAGGTTCTAGTATTTGCTGGTGTATTCGACATCTTGGTTCTCCATTATAAGTTTTTTAAGTGGTTCGGTTTCGTACTTTTCAAGTTTACTAACATTAATATACTCTGCATTATTACTAATTCTGGGAGCATAATGCATGTATTTTTCGGTTGCTAAAAATCGACCCATCCAGACATTTCTAAATAGTGGGTCTACACACACCCCATACCAAACAACCTGTCTAGTAGAAGTGGTTATTATCTCTGGGAGTGATTCCACCATGAACAGTATACTACCTTGCTGTGTATTTTCCCAATAAAATTCACCAGCCTTCATGTTACATAATTCTTCAAATGACCTACTCATACCTTTAACCCTCTTCGTTCAATCTCTTTATCAATTAACAATAATTCTTGTGCGTATTGTTGATTTAATTTTTTATGATGCTTACGCTGTTTAAATACCTTTTCAATTTCTATAGGTATAACACCTCGTTTAGTTTTTGAATACCTAACACCATTTGGGTTACACGATAAATCATTGGTATCAAATTTAGCCGTCCCATCAACCCATTTTTGTATCGGCTGTGGATGAAATTCTTCTACTATGGTTTCTGGGCTAATATTCCATTGCATTATAACACATGGATACAGTGATTCTAAATCCACACTTAGGATAGACTCAAATAGTCCACCCGCGCCGCCGTTAGGTTCTTTAACCCAAGCACCCATAAATCTTTCTTTTGGGTGCTGTACTTTTTCAGGAATAACTATATTTTGCTGACGCAATGAGTTAAACAATATTGCATCCCACGTTCGTATTGGAGAAAATACATCATCAAAATTAATCTTTGCATAGTATGCTATATTGATTGCCAAGTTAAACAAATTTCTAGCGCCGTCAATTCTAAATACCAAATCAACATCACCGATATTATAATCTATATACAATTGATGATTACGAGCTTTCAGATCTGCTAAGTTTTTATATTCCGAAAAATCAATTTTCTTTTGACCAACTTCAATCTCACCAATGCTGTCTAATTTATAACTTACTCTAGGCTCTAATACGAATTTTCTATACAGTTTAATATAATCTAACTCACAAACACCAAGGATATCAATACTAATAGTATCATTATGATAAGCATCCGCACCTTCAACACATCGAACAATCTTCCACGGTGACAATCTTCTTACATTGGTTTCACCCAACACCTTTAAAATTCTTTGGTAAATATATGGAGTATCGAAAAACTTAGAATTCCAGCCACTAATAATAACAGGTGGATTTTCTGCCCAAAATTGTAAATACTTAATCAGCATATCCTTTTCGGATGTACAGCGAAAATATGTTAACTTGTTTAATATTTCTTCTGGTAGAACCGATTTCTCTCGACACCACTCACCACAACCCCAAGTATAGAATTGGTCTTCAAGATAATCATAGTGAGTTATCGCATCTATTTCCCAGATAGCTACTATTGGCGAAGGGAAACATGGGGCTGTGACCTCAATATCGACTATAGCTATTCGAACATTTTTCATATCCGGTTTCATATCATTATATGTGTCTGACATATACGCATAGCCAAAGTTATCCATACCTAATACAGATGCACCATGAACGCCGTCATAACTCTTTCTGGCTTCTCTGGCATCAACTAATGAATCATATTTCTTTCGCATTACATAATTGCCATAAATATCTTTATAGTTAGTTTCATCCTTACTATTAAAGAATAATGACGGCTTATACGGAACTTTTCGTACCTGTTCCTCATTATTACCATCTAAGTATCGTTCTAGGATATTGTCACCTCGAACAACTGTATTTAAAAATGTTTCTGTCATGTTAAACCTTATAATTAGTTACAATAATTTCTTTCTTTTTATGATCAGTCTTTCTAAACTTATCATAGTTAAATGACGAATTTATAGGAGTTACATTATACCCTTTAACAAAGTCAGTCAAATATTTATTTTCAACCCCACGATTTTCTAATGTGTTGGTTAGCATCCAACGGCATTTTAACTGCCCAATTAATTCGTATAAGTCTATTTCATCTTGGGCTGACCATCCATCGTTATATGTGGCTACTGAATTGTAATACGGCGGATCTATAAATACAAAATCATCATCAGATATAGATGATAGTGCATCCCTGAAATCGGAAAGATATATTTCAACACTTTCATTCATTACAACCGAAAAATGTTTTACAATCTTAGCCCAATTAAATGTGTTCCTAGCCCCATACGGCATATTAAATTCACCACTAGAGTTAAATCTAATTTGGTTAGAAAATGACCTGTATATTAACAATAGGAATTTATCTGGGGTAGGGTTTTCATTGTAATCTTTTCTGAGTCTAAGGTAATCATCAATATCGGATAAATACGTATTGGAAAGGTCTAAGGCATTCTTGCAAAATTCTATATTCATTAAGCAATTGTGCAACTCTATCAATTGTGGATTTATATCAGTTAGTACATAGTTTTTAGCGGATACATTTAAACTAACCACACCAGAACCACAGAATATTTCTCTAAATGTACTAATATCAGTTGGTATTCGCCATACCAACTGATCTAGTATTGAATATTTGTTACCCATATACGGTATTGCGGATTTAAGAAAAGTCAAAGTATTTATCGCTGTATTTATCACGCTGATAGATATTTCATTCGTTATCCTTAACTAAGCCAACTAAACGGTCGGAGAATCGAGTAAATGCTCTGGTAATACTATTAGAATCACCGCTAACCTTTCTAAACTTAGTTTTGACTGTACCCATTGCGTAGTACTTTTCAGTTGGGTTGATACTAATACCAGAACTGATAGATTCTACCAAATACTTATCTTCACCGTTAACCCAAATTATCCATTTATGACCTACTGGATCATTTTGCTCGATGCGACTAGTTAATTCGCTGATATTTCCAATTGTACCAAAAGTTACAGTGAAGTAGCTACTATTACTAATACCCAGCCGTAAAGGTGACACTATAACCCTTGCATTTGGAAAGTTACTTAATAACAAATCCTTAATATTGTTACCTAATAAATTGTCTTTCATAATATATACCTCAAAGTTAAAAATAATAGTCTCTAAAACCAATACATACATCTTACAGTTATAATCCACAAAAATCAAGGATATAATTTATGCAGAACTACTAAATTTATATAAAGTGAACATACAATACATGGAATAACCGCAAGAATGCTAGGCAATCCAATTTCCAATCTATAATAAATAACACCGATAACATAAATAATCGATAGTAAAAATACCCAATTATACTTTTTCATAATACCCCTTAAATAAAAAATCCTAATCACATACTATACGATTAGGATTTATTTGTCAATATATTTGTTTACTTTATGTTCAATCTGTATACACGTTTCCAATCTGATATTTGGAAATTTTAGCCCAGACTTTAGATTCTTTAAAACTTATAACCCTAAATAGATTTTGTCTACCGGATACATGATCGTCAGGTTTAATTATTGTACATAATTTCCATTCTTGTAATAGTTTCGAAATATCAGTTCTTCGCTCAATATCTTCAGCAGATATATCCACGGTTCTACCATCCATACGCAATAATTCTTTAAAATGCACAATGTAATATAAACCGCGCTTTTGTAAAATATGGCAACTTTGGTAAATGGTTTTATCTTTATTACTTGCTATACCGATTCTAGTTAATGTTTCTCTAATTTTAAGGAACGCATCATTATCGGCTAATTCAATTTCTAACATATTATCTAACATTTTTCTTATCCTCAGTATGTATCATTACGACCATAATATAATTAGGTCTACAACTATTTAGACCTACCACCTTTCCTATAATAATGCTCTAAATCGCTAATATTTTCTTTGGTCAATCTATCCATAATAGCTAAAGCTTTTGATTTACTAACTTGATAAATGTCGATTATCATCTGAACATCGACATCTACCAACTTTGCCCATTTACCGTACCTAGTACCCTTGCGTATTGTATTAAAAAGAAAATCGTACTGCATTTTTCTTGGTAACGATGGATACTTATTCATACATTGGGCATATGCCGTAGTATCCGCATGTTGGCTCATAGCGCGATTAACTAAGAATGGGTCATAGTAACGCTCAACATCTTCATCAGATAGCCGCTTCTTGCTATTAATAGACTTCACAAACTCGAATGGTGATAATGCATTCAGACCATCATCGGCAATTTTTTCTTTGGTCCAATCGACTACATCTACACCACCATATCCATCGGTTAATTCACTCATGATTTAAATGTCACTTCTGTCATAAGTTCAAGTACCAATGCGGCAATATGTAATTCCATATCAACAACTTGATTTGCAAACTTCATGTTTTCACCTAAAATTAAAATGTAATCACCAATAGAAGATTTATCAACAACGGTATCCGACTTTTTATACATTTGATGAATGAAGTTGGTGTAATCGGTTGCGTACATAGGTATAAGCTTTCTAGCCGAACCAAAGTCTTTATTTTGTAAATGACCAACAAATTCAGATACATCGTCATTATCGACAATTTTACCTAAAATACCTTCATCAATTTGACCATTTATAGAATAATTCTGTAAATCAACTATCACAGAACGATTGTCTGGGTAGTTTCTACGAACCAATTCCATTAAAACTTTCTTATTTTCACAAAGAATGTCTTCTTTCTTTAAAATATCAATACAACGTATAATGCCTTGCTTTATTAAAGATATGCGCTCAGATTCTGGGTAGACAAATTCACAATGTCTCAGTCTTGAACGAATAGGCTTAATAACCTTATTAACATAATTTGCGGTTAATATAAATCGCGCCGATGGAAATTCTTCGATAAATCCACGGAATGCCTTTTGAAATGCATCGGATGTTTGATCGAACTCGTCCAATATGACAACTTTATTTCTACCGTCAATACTGTATGAGCTAACATAATCTCGAATCGTGGTTCTCAATGTATCAACACCGGAAGATTCTGAAGCATTAATGAATAGATAATCAAAATCTAAATCATTACACAATGCGCGCGCTATTGTCGTCTTTCCAGTACCGGGCATTGTTGATGTCAATAGTAAGTTTGTAAGTTTTCCGGTTGCTACAATATCTTCAAAGAATTTCTTTAGTACTGTGGGTAAAATACACTCGGCAACCGTTGAAGGTCTATATTTCGATTCCCACAACATATCATTAGGTTTTTGCATAATATAACTTTCTCTTTTTGTTTATAAAAAATACGATGCAATAGCATACACTATTACAAGAACATCCAACACAATTATTAATCCACTAATCATAAAATAATTAGCCCAGAATTCGGGAAGTTCATTGGTCGGGGTGTGTACATAAGCAGTAGCCCCATAGATAATTCCATAACCCACGGCGTATGCGGTTAATGCAAATAAAATAAAATAAAGTATTCCGATCATGATTATTCCTAATTTATGCTACCATCTTGATTAAAGATGATAGCATACCGGTTGATTAATAGGTACTAGTTTTTCGTTCTAGGGTGATATTGTAGGTACATTTTGAACCTTTAAATTCAGTTATACCCTGTGAAGAAAACGTGACTTTGTAATCATCTTTAATAACTTTTATGTTATCTGCTTTAATGTATAGCATGAATTTATTTTCATGGGTACATTCGCCAACATTAATGGAAAATTTATTTCCACCCTTAGTTCTAGCGTCAAGCACAGAGACGAGTAATTGACCATCTTCGTTATGAACACATACATCTTCAAGCTTTAGAGTATTAGCGGCTTTTACAAGTCTCTCTAAGTCAGCTTCAGATAGATCGAAGGTAACGTCCTCAGAAGGTAACTTTATACCGCCGTCCTTGGGTCGAACAATACATTCAGGTTCACAATAATTGTAGCGGCATTTCGATTGACCAGAAACAATATTCAGATAACCGTCATGAAATTCCAATTCTGGATCTTTCAACATACCATAGACGCTTAAAAATTCAGATAATTCATAAATACCAAAATCTGATTCGAATACTTCCTCGACATTAGCAAAAGCCACAATGTTATTGGCTACTGATTTAGTCTGTATTTGGCTACCCTCTTTAATTAAGATAGACCCCTGTATTGAAGCGAAGTTTTTCAATAAGTTTAATGTTTGTACACTAAGTTTCATAATTTTCTCTTATAAATTACGGCATTTGTATAGATGCGCAATCACATCTACTGAGGAACGCTTCATCTGCAAATGCAGATTAGCAACGATTTCTTGATCTGGGTATGTACTTACACCCATCAACTCAAGAGCTTTTTCTGCTCTATTATGCTCGTCCATAAGATACATAATAATTTTTGAGTCAGTGATAAACAATCCGAATTCTTTTCGTACTCGGAATTTTGATGTTCGTGAGTTCTTGGTAATTGATTTATAGAGTTTTTTTAAACTTTCAAAATCTAATTTTATAGCTGGATTCATATGTGATCCCTAATATTCATACTTTAAGTAAATAAACCTTATTGCTAAGGTTTCTCGATTTGCTAGATTCTATTATACCACTAGAACCCTAGCGATTATAAACATTAATTTTGTATTTTATATGTAAAGTTCCCCTTTTTTTGCATAGTAAGATGATTATCAAATTTATCCAAGTCATGCGTTTCATTATGACTAATAATAAAGACGTTATCATTTAACACATCGATTAATTGATGTAATGATTTGATACCAGCATCGTCACTCGCCCCATCCATAACTTCATCCATTATCAATAAATTGGATAAGAAGTTTGTACGCTTGCGCACAACATCACGCCACGTAAACATAATGGCAACATCAATTCTCATTTTCTCACCTTGACTAAATGAGTTATATGTGAATTCTTCGCGACCTCTCGATTTAATTTTTTCATTAAACTGTTCATCTAATGTAAAGTTAATCGTAGACCCCATCGTTTTTAGATATCCATTAATACTACTATTAATAAATGGAATATATTGCTTGATAACCTTAGCCTTAATACCATCATCTTTCAATAGCGTTTGAAGAATACTTAGATTTTTAATTTCTAGCGTATTAGTCTTAACCTTTAGTTCGCATTCACGAATGTCAGATTTAGCCTTATCTATGTCTCCGGTATTTGCTTTAAGATGTTCTTGTTCTCTATTTAAACTATCAATGTCGTCTTTGATACTTTTAACACTTAATAATATTGATTTGATTTTCGTCTTTAATTCCTGAATATCATCCCTATATCCTTTAGTAGAATCAACATGACCATCTTTAACTGAAGTAAGATTGTTTTGCGAAGACTTCTGGTATTCAAAATAATTAGCATTTGCACTTACTTTAAATTCAGTCAGATTGTCAGACAGACCTCTGGTAAATTCGGCAATATTTTTAGTATCCTGAGATTCGCGACTAATTTTCTTATATCGTAGAATATCACTTTTATCATCATATGCAGTATTTTCATTACGTACTTCTTCACCTATTTCCTTAACTGACTTGTCATACTTAATTCTTTCATCTGTAATAAAAGTGTCACATTCAGTAATAACCAATTCCAAATCTGCAATTTTAACCTTACACGTAGTAGATTCATCAATCAGGAGTTTCGACATTTTATCACGATACGCATCATCTAATGAACTTTCACAAGTTGGACATTCAACGGTATGCTCAAAGAATTCTAATCGCTTAGTGTTGGCGGCAATGGTTATATTATGTACTTTTATATCGGCTTTAGATGAATTAATCGTATTGGTTTTATCGGATACATCGGTTTTTGGGTATAACCTTGAAGTAATTTCTCCAAGCACTTTATCATGTTCGAGTTTATCTGCTATATATTCATCATCTAATTCTAGTTTAAACGAATTATACTTTGTAGCAGATACTTTAATAAAATCATTAACTAATTCAATGTGTGAATTTTTAAGGTCTTCAATGTCGGTTGACTGATCAAGGTCAGAAAGCTTATTTGAAATTTCACCATTCAACTTAGCAATTTCGGCGGCATTAGCAGTATCAATAACATTTAAATCGTCTACCATTTTAACCAGCTGAGATTTTAATTCCTTACCGTCAACTAGATTTCTATCATAACGAACTTGTAGGGTGTCAATGCGAACTTTATTTGCATCAATAATATCTACACTATTTTTTTCCTGAACTGCTAGGATTCGATTGAGGGATTCAAGGCTATTTGTCTCAATGGTTAATTCGGTTCTTAAATCGCGGATAGTCAGTTTGTTCATATCACTCATTTTGGTGAATATACCAACGTCAACTAAATCTTCAACAATTGCCCTACGCTTTGGTGCATCTAAATCCATAAATGGCTCAAATCCAGCTGTACCTAACACAATAATTTGTTTAAAGGTTACAAAACTCATTTTGAGTACGGTTTCTTCTAACATATCTTGATAGTCACTAGCCGAACCATGTTGGGGTAGCTCAACACCATTTTTAATAATAGAAAATGTGTTAGGCTTAATACTACGTTTGACTAGATATTCATCAGATTTTACAGTCAAACTTAATTCAATTTCCATGCCCTTTTTATTAACAGAATTTACCAATGAACCCTTATTAATCTTTCTAAATGGCTTGCCGTATAAGACAAACGCTAAAGCTTCGATTAATGT